ACAGCATTAGGATTCTTAGAGTGGTTAACTAGATACCCCGCAGGGGTTCTAAGCCCACCGAGCCTCATAGGAGCAATCACAAGGTCTTTTTTAATCATAGCTGTAGAAAACATTCCTTTACCTTGTATTGGTGAATTACCAGCACATATGGCATAGCTGCCTTCAGGGAAAGGGATGCAATCTCCTCTATGTTTAGAAGCTAACTCAATGTCTTCAAAAGTCCAACCAGATTCTTGAACTACCAACAAGAAGTCTTGTCTATCCACTTCATGCAGTGGGTACTCTTTAAGTAGCTTTTCTTCTTGGTGTTTCTTAAGAATATCTGGGGACTTAAACAAAATAGATTCTAGGTACTCTACATCTGTGCTACTAGTAACATAGATGTTTTGCCACACAGTATCTTCTAATGTGTAACCTATTTTGCTACCAGCTTTGGCTACAAACATGTGGGGAGCTACAAGAGTTTGTACCTCACCATCTCCGTCTATAACGTTAATGCTACCTTGGAGAAGCACATTCATGTGCTCTGAAACATGCTCTTGACCCACAATCAAAGTTCCTTTGGGATAGTGGGCTTCTCTAATGTACAAGCCACCTCCAAACCTATGGATAATAGTGTTAAATACTTGTTCTTCTTTTAACAATGCTTCAGCTAAAGCTAACTTGCTCTCAGTGTTACTAAGACTAAAGTTTTCTTTGGTTGAAACATTTATAATAGATTCTACTACTTGATTCAAGTTATTTCCTATATTGTGTTCCACCGCCAACAGCTTGCTCTTGATCCATCTCCCCAATCCTAAAGTCAATCTCAGCAGCATCTAACCTCAAGGGAACATTGCTAGTACAGAGGAACTGCCAAGCTCTACGTCTGTCAGCACCACTTAAGTACACTTGTGATCTAGGAGCATTGAGGTCAACAGACCGAGGTGTAGAGTAAGAAGCATAGTCATTACCTGTGTGGCTAATCTGCATCACACCGCCTTGTACCTTGTCTCCAACAATTTCTAGACGACCATAAAACTTACGTTTGGTACTTCCGTTGTCTCTAATGTCTGTGACTGACCTACAGTAAATAGGTTGTCCATTGTCTTGATAAGTTGTAGTACTAAAGTAATACAAAGTAGCATTGTCATCATCTAAGACATACGGAATGTTGTTCATTTCTGCGTAGTAAGTACCACGGAAATAAGACTCGTAGTACGTACCTGGGTTAGGTTGAGTGTTGGATGCCATAGCATACTGAGTCCATGTATACCATTGCTTCTCATCCAAGTCGTAGACCAATGTCTTTTGAGTGTTGTGTAGAGTCAATATATATAGCGTATGACCACTAACTTTATAGCAGTAAGCAGTTACATAACTCAAATCATCTGCTTCTAAATGCCTATCTATGTTACTAGTAGACACCTTGACAGCAGAAACACCATCCATTGTGTACACACATTTGCCGTACGTTTTGGTTTTACCTATCCATAAGACAGTGTTACTAGTAGCAACAATACTATCCCCACTAGCACAACCAATCTCAGAGGTATAAGACGCTGCTAACCCCAAAGGAGAACCAACAGCATTACCAACATCATAGAAGAACTGGGTGCTATTGTTTCCAAAAGCTACCAGGTAGTTAAGATGTTTAGCAATACCCACTAGGGTATCTGCTGTTTGTTCAAAGCTAAGATAACTTAAAGCTTGCCAAGTAGTTGGGTCACCCAGGTTAGAGTTGTAGATACGATTATCCGTTGTGCCTATAAACACATAATTGTCTAAGAAGACAGCACCAGATACAAAAGGACCAGCAGGGAAAGAGTTTAAAGAAGCCGTTAAAACGCCATTAGAGCCTAGATCAGCAAAAGTAATAGTACCAGACACAGCATCTGTGTTTGGAAGGCTGAGAGTGATTGTAGTGCCATTGACGTTGGTCACAAGAGCATTATTGGCTACACCTGTACCAGATGCTTGCATACCTACGTAGATACCCGTACCACTAGACACACTAATGATGTAGTCACCCACAAGACCAGTTGCTGTAGGAGTTACAGTACTAGGAACATTGATGGTAATGGTTGGAGCAACAGTTAGTCCAGAACCAGCATTGGTTATATTAACAGCAGTAATGTTTCCATTGGTTACAGTTGCAGTAGCAGCAACACCACTAGCAGAGAAGCTAAGGGTTATCCCTGTACTGTAGTTGAGTCCTGGATTGTCTATGCTGATGTTGGCTACTTTGTCATTGGTTATAGGTCCTTGAGCACCTGCTTGATTAAGAAGATATCCGTTAACCTTGTTGTGCATAAACAAGTAAGCATCTAGGAAAGTTCTAACAAAGTAACTTTGACTAGTTGAAACAGACAAAGTACCAAGAGTAGTGACAGCATAGGTTGTAGGATTGATCTTATAGGCTGTGTTATTAATAACAGCAATAAGGTTTCCATTGTAAGGGGTTAACCCTTGACTTTGTAAAGTAGCTGGTGGAGTTACTGGTGTAACTTGAGCAACAGAAACCAAGCCAGGTCTTTTAACAAACTCTCTCTTACCACTACTAGAATCAAAGTAACAATTAGAAGAGTAGGCATCTGAAGAGAAGCTGCCAGTACGACTGTCTATGGGCTGAGTAAGAGCTATACGTTCTGTAGCCATTCTTACCTCCCATACGAGTTGTTACTAGTAGACCTAAAGTCAGGAGAGAAGAATGTACTGTAAGCTTCAACATCCCAATCAGACATTTTCTCTTTATACATATTTGCTCTTTGAGCAATCTCTTGTCTAGAGTTCATTGGAACTCCGTACTGAAGGGCTAACTCATCAGCTAGACTCCACACCAAACAGTTCATCCATTCATTAGGGAAGTCAGGGATATCACTGGCTGTAGAGATGTCATTTAAAGGCATCTGAGCTATTATGTGCAATTGAAGGTTAGTCTGAGCATTCAAGTCAGGGGTTAGATACACATACAACTGACCATTGAGTTTACGAACATCATAGAAGATACTATTAGCCGTACCTGTAGAGTACTTAGAACCCAATACGTTGTATTCTTGTTTAGACAAGAGCATCACTGGGGTATCTATGTTTGGGGTAACTTGAATGTTTCTATAGAACCCTTGGATAACCTTCAAGGGTTTATCCGTAATAGCAACTGTGGGGTTAAGAACATCGTACATCAAAGTTGATGTAGAACCACCTAGGATATAGTTGGTTTGGTTATTGATTAACGGGATGTTTAGTTCTGATATCTTCCATAGCTTCAATCCTTCAGTACTCATTTGCTTGATGAGTAGGTTAAGAGTCATAGAAGCATTAATTATAGAATTAGTATCAGGAGTATCTCCAATCTCAAGCACCCCTAGCTTACCTAAAGCTAGGGTAATGATTTGATCTCTAGAGACTGTATAAGTTGAAGAACTCATTGTTTATCCTGGTAATTCTGGGTAATTGTTGGGACGATATCCTCTATCTATGTCAGCAGCAGCACAATCTGCTGTGCCGTAATCAGCTATACCCTGACTGGTTAGGGGTGTACATACAAATAAAAACAAGTCTTGTTGTTCTGGTCTAACCCAAGGAGGAGCTTGTTTATCAGCTACACCATGTACAAAGTCTTGGGGTTGACGAGGCTCCCAATCGCCTTGGCAGACCATAAGGCCATCCCAACGCAATTGGAGCTGACTTTCTTTAAACTTACGTCCACACTGGTCACAGATGACGTTCCAAGAACCATCACTCCATCTGGGTTTGTAGGACATAGTTTACCCTAGATATTAACTCTGTGGTTGATCTGTAGAAGTGTCTGTGGTGGCACTAGGATCAACAGCAGGGGGTTGGGGTAATGGAGAAGCTACAGGTTGTTGTTGCTGCTCATTGGCTTGACTAACAAGCTTTTGAACATGAGTTTGCATAGAAGCAATACGAGCTTCCATACATTGAATTAAGTCTCTCAACTCTTCTACTGTGTGTGTAAAACTAAACATGGATAACTTCCTTTGAATAAACTCCCGCTGAAATTGCAGGGCAGCGGTTAACCCTGTTACTAGTAACAATCACTTATGCGTTGTTACGTTGTTCCATATTAATGCAAAGAATGTACCCACAGCAGTAATAATAGCTATTGGTTTAGCTAAAGAAGCTATCCAATTAAGAACCTTTAAAGCCCCTTGGAGGGCTTCAAAAGCTTCTACCAGTTGTTTAGTACTGGCATCTATTGCATCAACTTTAGCCTCTACCTCAAGTAACCTAAGATAGATTTGCTCGTGAGTAACAGCATCGTCTAAGTTAGGTAATATCAACATAGTTATTTACTTGCCCAAGGCAATGCGGGTGAAACAACAGTCGGATTGATCTGTGCATTAATCATGCCATCCAATGCGGTCTGTGTTGCCGTTTGGTCAACGCCATTTTCATAAATCCAACTTAATACCTCTGCCTGTGTCAAATTGGCATAAGGAATGTATTGTTCATTAGGGTTGTAAACAATATTGCAAGTGCTATAAATCCTTGCGGTGTAGGGGACTGTTTGCCCATTTACTGTTTGGGTTTGGTCGCTTGTCGCAACACATTGCCAATGTGCGTTAAACACACAATCAGGTTGTGGTGTTGTTGGATATGCGTCTAGCGCAGAAATTGACCATACATAAGTATTCATATTAAGCTCCTTTAAGTGTGGCTATTTCAGCCTTGAGTTCTGTTACTTGTGCGCTGAGTTCTTGAATGGCTTTGGTTAATATTGAAATCATATTACCTTCAGCAATTCCTAAAAATGGTTCAGTTACCGCAGGAGTAATTACATTTCCTGCTTTATCTTTTACTTCTGGGGTAATAGTACAAATGCTTTCTTTAATTACACTATTGACATAAGGCGTATTTGCTAATGCAGTTTGTACTTCTTGAGCTAAAAATCCTATTGTTACATTTTCTGTATCAAAATTATGTATTGCGTGTTTTTTCCAATTAAATGATACTGGATTAAGTGCGTTTACTAATGCAAGACCATTAGAAATTGGAGTTACGTTAGTTTTGTACTTTGCATCTGATGTTGCAATAGTAGAAGAAGTGGCAAAAATTTGACTGTTAACTTGTAATTTATATGAGCCATTAGAACTTGTATATCCCACTAACAAGTTACCACTAGAGTCTATTGTTGCTCTTACTGTATTGTTTGTTCCAAATTGAAGTGAATAATTAGTTTGTTGATTAAGTATAGCGGCATATCCAGAGCTACCCCCTGCTAAAGTGCCACCAGAAGAATTCTCAACGCCAAAAATAATTGAACCACTACCATTTGATATTGATTCATAAATAGTACTGTTGCCTACTGATGTACTACCAATTGTTAATTTTCCGTTTGCACTTGTAGTCCCCACTAACAAGTTACCACTATTATCTAGTGTCATTGCTTGGGTAAAGGTAATAGCGTTACCTGCTGTGCCTGATGGTGCGTTGTACCAAGTATGAGCGCCATTAGTTTGAAAATATAAAGCGGCTTGGTTTGTGCCACTTAAATACTTATTTGTGCCATCGTTGTACCAGTTGTTTCCAATGTAAGTTCCAGACGAGCCATTCCCAAAAGAAGAATTATTCCCAATTTGTACAATTTTGTAGTTGCCTGCCCAAGCACTAGGAGTAACTCCTAATCCTAAGTTAGTTCCATCAAAAACCAACCCACTACCAGTAGCCAAAGCACTTGTAGAGCTTG